AGAAGTTTTGAGAATGAGAATACGAAGGGAAAGAAAGAAAAGAGGAATGCCTTCAAGAGATCAATTAATACAAAGTAATTTGAATAATATACCAAATACTTATAAAACAATTCAAAGTAATGCTAAAATTTTATGCTTTGATTTAGAAAATACCATGTTGAGATGTGTGACATTCGACCTTTGGGAACAGAATATTCGTCCCGAACAAGTAACGAGTGATTCTTATATAATTTGCTGGTCTGCTAAATTTTTGAATGAATCTAAACTTTATTCAGATGTTTTAACTTCTGAAGAGGCTATTGCCGGAAATGATAGAAGAATTGTAGAAAATGTCTGGCAACTATTAAATGGGTGTAATATATTGATAGGGCAAAATATAAAGAATTTTGATTTGAAAAAATTAAACGTTAGATTTTTATATTATGGTTTGCCTCCTATTGCTAATACTCAAATAATTGATACTTATTTGATTTCTAGAAGTAATTTTTCTTTTCCGAGTAATTCTATGAAGTATATTAATAAGTTTTTAGGAATTAAACAAAAAGAAGAAAACGAAGGAATTAGTTTATGGATGAAATGCATGGAAGGAGATAAAGAATCTTTAGCTAAAATGGATGATTATTGTAAATCAGATACTTTGGCTGTTGAAAATCTTTATTATATGCTTCGTCCTTTTATTCGGAATGGGCCTAATTTGGGTGTTTATTTTGACGGTAATGAAAAAAGATGTCCTAATTGCGGAAGTATAGAATTAGAAGAAGAATCTTTTTATTATCCCAATGCTGGAAAATATATTACTTATCGTTGCGAGTGTGGAAGTATTATTCGGTCTAAGGATAATTTACTAGATAAATATAAGAAGAAAAGTTTGCTGGTAAATTAATAGAGGTGATAAATGCAAGTTAAAAGCCGCAGACTTATTAAGCCGGATTATATATCTAAAACTGGAATTTCGCTTAAATCATGTTACTGTAGAAAATGCATGACATTTAAAAAGCCAGAAGCGTTTTTTGATGCTACAGATATATTTCTTGATAGTAATGGGAAAATGAGTGTTTGTACTGACTGTATTAATGAAATTTATAAGAAATTTTTTATTAATGAACAATCTATAGAACAAACCATTCTTCGTATATGCAGACTATTAAATGTTCGTTTTGATTTGTCGGCAATTGAGGCTCTTAAAAAACATTTAGCAACTATTGAAGAAAAAGGTCGTGCTACTGAAAGCTATTTCGGAATATACAAGAATAAACTAGTAAGTGTTCAGTTCGGTAACAAACTTTCGGAAAAAGATTGGGATAATCAAGACTTTACTTTTGTAGAGCCAACTAGGGAAGAAAGATTGAAACTTCCTGCTGGTAGTATTGAAAACCAAGAATATTTCGAGGCACAATGGGGAAAAGGACTTAATCAAGACGATTATGAATTTTTGGAACAAGAGTTTAACGAGTGGAGAAAAACAACTAAGTGTGATACTCAAGGGGAAAAAGTTCTTGTAAAAGAAATTTGCTATAAACAGAATGAAATTAGAAAAGCTCGGCTAGAAGGTAGACCTGTAGATTCTATGGTTAAATCACTACAAGATATTATGAAAAATAGTGCTTTGACTCCAGCCTTACAGAGTGCTGCTAATAGCGGAAAGAGCGCAGATACTTTTGGAAATTGGGTGAAAGAAATAGAGCAATTTGAACCTGCTGAATTCTATCAAGATAAGGAAAAATTTAAAGATATCGATGGAATTAAAGAGTATGTTGAACGTTATATTACTCGTCCTATTGGTAATTTTATTACTGGTTCAAGAGATTTTTCTACAGGAGAATTGGAAGAGATCACAGAAGATGATGACTTTGATATAGAAGATGAGAAATGAAAGATTTTAAAAATGAATATCGTAAAAATGCTGATAGTAAAGACGTTTTTAGAAATCCTAAGATTGTTACACAAGAAGAATTAAGTGATGAAAGAAAACAAAATTTAATTAATTGGATAACTTTTTATCGCAGAAATATTCATCGTTTTGTTGAGCATTATTTTGGTATTAGATTATTTCCATATCAAATTTTATGGATATATATGATGAATAATTGCGATTCTTTTGTGGCTATATGCAGTCGTGCAACGGCAAAAACATGGCTTTTGGCTGTATTTGCTTGTGCTAAAGCAGTTTTATATCCTAACTCAGAAATAGTTGTTGTTAGTTCCACTAAAGAGCAAGCTGGCATTATTGTTTCTGATAAAATAACCAGCTTGAGAGATAATTTTCCTAATCTTGCCAGAGAGATAAGTAATATTACTACTAATATGAATAAATGGCAAGTGGATTTTCATAATGGAAGTGTAATCAGAGTAGTTGCTTCAAGGGATAGCGCGCGGGGGAAAAGGGCCACATTTATTATATATGAAGAATTCCGATTAATTGACAAACTCGTTGTGGATTCTATCATCCGTCCCTTCGCCTATGTTCGACAGACACCTTATATACAAATGCCACAATATGAGTTTCTTAGGGAGGAGCCTAAAGAAGTTTTTATTTCTTCAGCTTATCATAAGGGTTTATGGTGGTTTGATGAAACTAAAAAAAATATTAAAGCTATGTTACGGGGAGATAATTCTGGATTTATTGCTTTAGATTATCTTATAACTTTAAAACACAATATTAAAACAAAAAGACAAATAAAAAATGAAATTTCTAAGATGGACGAGATTACTGCACTTGAGGAATACTACAATATCAGTTGGGGGGAAAGTGCTTCATCTTATTTCAGACTAAAGATGTTTGGGAAATCTAGAACAATACAAAAAGCATTTTATCCACAAAGGATTGATGAACATTATAATGCGAAGAAAAATCCTTATGGTATTAATAAACTTGAAGGAGAAATGAGGATTGTTTCTTGTGATATTGCTCAACGTGCAGGTAAAGCAAATGACTTATCTATTACAGGGTGTGTTCGTTTGCTTCCAACTCATAGAGGATTTTATAGAGAATTGCTTTATATGGAGTCCTTTAGCGGGGTAAATAGTGTATTACAGGCTCTCAGAATAAAACAGATATTCTATGATTTCGAAGCCGATGTAATTGTGCTTGATATCGCTAATGCGGGTATTACTGAATATGATCAACTAGGAATACTTACAAAAGATGCCGAAAGAGGTATTGAATATGAGCCGATGACCATAATGGATCATGAAAGTATTGATAGAAAAACTTATGAAGAATTATCTAAACGCACTTTAGGATTAAATGGTAGACCAGTAATTTATCCTGTTTCTGGTACAGGGGAATTAAACTCTCAAATTGCAGTTGAAATGCGGGATAGTTTACAAAAAAAATTATGGAAATTTTTAGTAGACGAAGCAAGTGCTGAAGATTATTTAATAAAATCTCCATATATGAAAGAATTTTTAGATGTGAATGATATTAATGCTAAAGCGTGGTTTCTCGCTCCATATGTTCAAACTAGTTTATCTGTAAATGAATTTATCAATCTTTCTATGACGATGGTATCTGGTAATATTAAATTAGTTGAGTCTCCTGGGAGTAGAAAAGATCGTTTTACTGTTTTAAGTTATGCTAATCATTATGCTTCTTATATGGATAAAGCATTGTTAAGAGAAGAAAGTGATGATAATTATGAAGCAGAAATGTTAGCATTAATTCAGCATACTTAGATGATTTTTAAATTCTCTAAGGAAGGAGGATAATAATTTGGCAGAAGAAACAAATACGTCACAAGAATTACTCTCAGAGGGTGAAGTTTTTAATATATTGGAATTTGCTAACGCTTTAACACAAGGAAGTTTTTATCAAGGCGTTCTTAATCCTATGCTCATAAATGAGCGTATGAAGGAATTAAATTTAGCTCCTTTACAAGCCACAGAAGATAATTTGAATAAAGCATTAAATAATGCTAAAAATTCGGAAATAGCTTTGCAGGGATATAGTCAGGACTTTGAAAATAAGTCACAGCCTTATAAACGACTTTTGAGTTATCTTGGAAATATGTTATCTTGGGATTTTACTTATACTTGTTTAAACGCTAAATCAAGTGATTATACGGGTAAACAGTATCAAAAAGACTTAGACGTATTAAAGAAGTTTTTAGATAATTTGGACTACAAAAAAGAATTTACAATGGCTGTTCACGAAATGATAAGAAACGAAGCTTTCTTTTTTTGTACACGTTTTAATGATAACGAAATAGCTTTGCAAGAACTTAATGCATCCCCGACTTATACAATGATTACGGGAAGGTCTGCTAAAACTTTACTGTTCAGCTTCAATATGGTATATTTTCTTCAACCTGGGGTTGACATAAGAATGTTCCCTAGTTTTTTTGGCAAAAAATTTAATACTATCTTTGGAGGAAGCGATAAGGTTTCTACGTATAATCCTTCTTTAATAGCGGATCATAGAGATAGCTCCTGGGTTTACTGGCAAGATGTCCCGATTGGACAAGACCCATTTGGATGGTGTTTCAAATTAAATTCGGAGGTGGCAGCGCGATTACCTTATTTTACGGGTATGTTTAGTGATCTTGTACAGCAAGATTTACTTCGAGCATTACAGAAAAATATTAATATGTCTGTAGCCGCAAGAATGATTAGTGGAGAAATTCCAATGCTGAAAGATACTGCCGCAAAAGTTAAAGATCAATTTTCGTTAACCCCTGCCACATTAGGTAATTTTCTAGCTTATGTAAAAGCGGCTATTGGGGATTCTTTGAGAGCAGTTGCTTTACCTTTAAATAATGTCAAAGCTCTTGAGTTTAGTTCCCAACCAGATATATATCCCTCTTTTTTACGCAACCTTGTTGCTACAAGCGGTATTAATGCTAATTTAATTTTCACGAACCAAAATAGAACGAATGCCATCGAGAGCATGTTAAGTATAGGAATTGATGAACAATTGATTGAACAAGTTTATCCTCAATTTGGCGCTTTTATTAATTATCATGTTAATCGTTTGACTAAGAATTTTAAATTTAAGGTTGAGTTT